AGCAGTATCGATTCACGGTCTTTTAAGGTAAGATGGGTGTACGGACTCATAGTCGAGTTCTCCTTGTAGTTGGTCTTGTGGTGATTCCATTTTACAAGGGCTCAGGCTATGAGTCTTTTCTATTTGACTAATTTGTTGCACTTGAATTGTAAATCCGTCGTATCATACAATGTCTGTTCGCCATTCTTTAGACTGCCTGCGCCAAGAATAAAAATCACACGTGGCTTATCAGTGTTGCGTAACTCATGAATTAAGTGGTCGGCCAGATCAATGTGGAGATAAGCTTGCTCAACAGTTGTCGCAAAAGCATCAATAACAGCGTCATAACCCGTCAACTGCTCGCGCGTCAACGTGAACGCATCTTGTTGAATCAGATCTGCATCCGGTGGCAAGATTCCAACACTTTTATCTGGATGGCGAACATAACCGGTCACTTCATGGCCTCGTTTGAGGGCCTCCTTAAAAATAGCCGAACCTGCATGTCCTGTGGCACCAATAATCGCAATCTTCATCTAAAACAACATCCTTTCATGACGATTCGTTTCTTTTTCATGATACACTTACAAAAAGTAGATGGACAATCATTTTAACTTAGAAAATGATTCTGCCAATGATCTCATTTACCATCAAAAAATGCTTTACAGTGCGATAGTGCTCCTGTATAATCTTACTTGTTGTTCAGCAATGGCCCGTTGGTCAAGTGGTTAAGACACCGCCCTTTCACGGCGGTAACATGGGTTCAAATCCCGTACGGGTCAGTATGCCGGCTTAGCTCAGTTGGTAGAGCATCGGTATCGTAAACCGAGGGTCACAGGTTCGACTCCTGCAGCCGGCATTCATTAGCGTTCTTTAGCCTCTTTTAGCTTTATAGAATGCCTTTAAATCAACGTTTTAGCCCTTCTAGCTTTTGTTAGGAGGGCTTTGTTTTTGTCTTGAGGGGGACAAAAAGGGGACAAAGATATTCAAAGCCGATCCATGGCAGCCGTGGCTTTCAAAGCTTCTTTCTTTTTCTGAGAGTCCAAAAGATGACCGTATACGCGCATGGTGATTGTAATGTCTGAATGGCCAAGACGTTTTGAGATGTAATAGATGTCAATGCCTTGACTAATTAGATAGCTAACGTGGCTGTGACGCAGGCCGTGGAAAGTAATTTGTTTTTCTTTTGGGATCCCTGCATCGCTTTGCAAAATCGCAAGTGCCTTATTGCAGGCTGTGTCAGTAATGACCGTGTGCCATTGATTCCGCATGATCATTTGATCGGCATCTCTATAACCAGTTCGCAAGTATGCTGCTGTTTGCTCTTGATGAATGCGCTCGAGTAGCTTAATAACTGCTGGTGACACTTCAATATCTCGTATTGACGCTTCGGTTTTTGTCGGCTTGAATCCAGTCCCATACTGATGATCCCAAGAACGGGTAACATGTATCACATTGTTAATAGTATCTATATCAGTCCACGTGAGAGCTAGAACCTCAGAAACCCGCATGCCTGTCATTGCCCCTAAATACACTGCAAGCGCCCCTATGCTTCGATATGAAGCCTTCTCGGCCGCCTGAGACTTAACCTGTGCAAAGTCGTCCTGATCAAGCACTTTAACTTTGCTTCCTGAACGGATTCCACCAACCTTGGCACCAAAAGTGAAGTCTGAAAAGAGCAGACGATCATTGATGGCTGCCTTAACCATTGAGCGGACATAGCTATTCATCTTGCTGACAATATCCTTTGAGCGTTCGCGAGGGCCTTTGCGTGTGGTCTCTTTCTTGCGGTCCTTACCGGCAGCAAAATCATTCAAGAAACGTTGCCATTCGATTGGACGGATTGAGCCAAGCTTACGGCCGTCAAAACGTGACTTCAAATGTTTTCTTAGCAACGTGTATCTATATTCAGTATTGAGGGACTTATCGCCTGACTTATAAGCATCAATCCATTGATCCCAATAATCCAAAAACAGTGTCCCAGCTTTGGAAGGATCGCCACCACGTTTGAGGTCATCTTCTACAGCTTCTGCTGCATCTTGCGCAGATGATTTAAGCCGATACCCGCCGTGTGAAGCAACCAGCTGTTTACCGGCGGAGTCCGTATACTTAACTCGGTATTCCCAATATTTGCCGCGTTTCCTAAATGTTGCCATGCAATCTTCCTCCTTTTCTGGTAAAATCGAGTACACAAAGAGCCTTATGACTCCGAGTATTTGTTAGGCGTCTACCCGTTCACTTTAGCCAGTGGGGTAGGCGCTTTTTGTGCTATTTTCTCCTACTTGATTTTTTCTTGTTAAGCGCCTCGTTTACGTTACTGAGTGGAATATCTTTGATGAATCGTTTCTCTCTAATTCTAGAAAAGGGGACAACGATCTTGTAATTTAGTTCTGTTTTTTCTTTATCACTAAAGACTTCGGTGTTTGAAATGTCTAGGAGAACTGAGTGCTCATATTTTTTGATCGGTTCTCCTTCAAAATTTTTCCAGCTTTTATCGCCAAACTTATAAGAGATTACTGTAATTGGTTTCATAGATGATACCTCCTATAACGAGAATGCGTTGTGAAAAAAATAATTTAGAGAAAACAAAAGCCCACGTTGCTGTGAGCCTGAAACGAACCTTGCCTTGACTAAAAAAGAATCAGCTTAATGAGGCCTCCAACAATGGCAACGACAATAGCCCACGCTAAAGCACGTGTTGTCGATTCCTTTTCAGATAAAACAGCAGTAGTAGTTTTTAGTTCATCAATTCCGTCAGCTTTGGTTGAAATTGTATTAACCGATTTTGTTAGTGCGTCAATCTTTAAGTTGATAATATCAAGTTTATGATTAGCATCTTGCTCTGCAAACTTTAATTGATCTTGAGTCACGGTATTTTCGTTTGTCATGTTATCCGCCTCCTTGGTTTTATTATACTCTGTTTTGCTTTTACCCGTTGCCGTAGTAATCCTATATCCCTTGATGAATGCCCTTATAGAAGAGGATCGTTTTATCTCTGTATCAGTTCTAAAGATAACGTTGCTAATCCCGGCATCAATCATTCTTGTCACCTCGTGAAACAAACAGATATGCAGTAGCCTTAGCATCATTATCGAAGGATATATCAAACCTTAGCCGATTCACTCCCTTAAGCTCTAATTTGTCAAATACAACGAAAAGAGTTGCATCAACAATGCCATATGTTCCTCTTGCCTTCAATGAAGAGGCGTCCATGGGTTGCTGGCTAGCTTCGAGCATAACGTTTCCATTCTGATCGCTTACGGACAAAGTTAACGTATGCTTATCTAAAGTGAAATTAATGACTTGAACGTGAATATCGATGTGAAGTTTAGTGCTATCTAACGGGAGCACCATCATCGGTTTGGATTTGTCTTTCTCCGTGAAGTAGATGGCATTAATTATTGGCCGATCCATTTTGCTGTCTCCTATCTTAAATACCAAGCTTTTGTATACAGCCAACACTCAGTTAAACTGCTCGACATTTTGATCATCGTCTTGGTCACTAGCACAAGCGGTTGTTGTGCCAACCAACAAAACAATGAGTAAGATGGCAACTATCTTTTTTAGCATGATGACTCACATCCTTTACTTGGTATGTGATACAAGCCCCACTCTCCGGCTTGCACGGGGGTGCCGCTCGCGTGGGGGAAGGGACTAAATAAGACCGAACAGTATAATTATTATAATAATTGGTATTGTGCATCCTAAAGTCATAGCACAACCGAAGTCGCTAAAAAATTTCCCGGTTTTGTCAACTGATTGTGAAAACTTATCAGCACCATTGGCAACTTTTTCCCATGAATTGATTGGCGTACCATCCTGATGTTCACCTGGATAAATTATTTTAGCCCCGCAGTTGGGACAAAAGCGCTCGCCTTTAAGCTGATGTTTACAATTCAGACAATAAGGCTTTCTTTTTGCTGCGTACATTTTTTTGCCGACTTCAGACCATTCTTCACCAGTATTATTTTTGAGCGTCTTAGCTGGTTGCTGATCTTCGGCGATAAGTTTTAAAGTTACTGGGTCTCTATAAGTTTTGACAGTAATAGAACCATCGCTTCGTGTACTTGTTTGTTTATATGTCCCCCCGTGTATAGATACCCACAGTTCCACTTTGTCATTTAGATACAAGGCTGAGAATGTTTTGACTTTGTCGTTCGGTATCTTTCCAATGAAGTACTTAGTTTGCCTAATTTCGGCATATACTTTCCCATCAATATCGACTGAAACTGGTTGATTTAAGGCAGCAAACTTACTTAGTTGCCATATCTTATTTTCAAAAGCAGTATCAATAATTTCGGAGTTGCGGAGACCATCATATGCTTGCCCTGCATCAACCTGGTCTTCCGATAACAGATTCATCCATTCAGAAATCTGAGAGTCCTGAGTATCTAATAATGTGCATATTTTTGTCATAATCCAACATCAACATCTTTCTACAATTAATTAATGAATTTTCCGATTATACTGATATCATCTGCTTTTACCAGTTGATTGCAAGCTAATTCAACAATGAACAGTCAGTAGTTTTCATAAAACCGTTTAATGCATTGAACGGCATAATCCTCTAACCATTGTGGTATCGCTAAATCATTCATGAATTGGTCAATGTTTGCTGATTCTTCTGGAATGTCTGCGAAATACATTGGAACGATAATTGATAGCGCACGTTGGTTGGCTCCATTCTCTGTACGGCTTTTAGTGTATTGATTTGTGTATCGAAGTTTACCGTTATCCCCGTTGAGAATATGTGCACATTCATGAGCTGCTTGAAATGGCAACTCATTTGCATTAGGCCATTTGTTGTTAAGAATAATTAGGCGAGCTTCTGTATCAACCAAAGGGCCTTGGTCCTCGTGTAAGGGGATAGTAGAGCATCCTATATTGTGATCCCAAGCATAGTCAATCACCTGATTCAACAAGTCCTCTATATAATCATTCATGACGATCACGCTTTTTGCTGCTATTTTTGCGTCGTTCCAAAATAGCTTGAATGATTTCCCAATCGTCTTGGCGAACAGGCTGTCCTTGATAGGTAAAGATGTTTGTTCCTGACAGATCAACAGGTTTAGAACCTTCATTGTTAGGATTGGAGTTATCCGTATTGCCAAGTAAATAATCCACAGAAACTTGAAGAACATCAGCAACTTTCTGAACATTCTCGGTAGATGGGGTCATCTTTTTCCAACGGTAGATGCTGTTAATGCCTATACCTGCTTTCAGAGCTAATTTTTGGAGTGACCACCCTCGATTTGAAGCTAGTGTTTTTATTCTGTCGTAAGTACTCATGAGACGAGTTCTCCCGGTCATGACGAATTATTTATCACAAGTGGTTGACAATTTATCACGTGTGGTTTACTATTAATTCATCAAGTAATTAAGCAAACATCAACAAGCTTATCCATCCATGTCTTTGGCGAGAACGGTGGATAAGTAGATCGTATGTCTTATTTGCTATGCCATTAATTTACCACTCGTGATAAATTAATGCAACTGCTTGATTAATTAATTAAATACAGGAGGTGATTACATGGTAAACGTGCAGCTCAATTGGACTGCTAATCGTAATGACTGGAAAGGCTACTTATTACATTTGAATTTGTCGCAGCTCGAAATTGCGAAATTTCTCGGTATCAGTGATCAGGTAATGGCAATTCTAGTTAAGAAGATGACTGACGGCCAGGGATTAACTGCTAATCAAATCGACAAAGATCGTTGGAAGCGAGCTATTGAATACGTCAAATATAAGCAGTCACAGCAAAAGGAGATGACGGTATGAACGAATTAGTACTTATGCACAACAAACAAGCGGTGACAACCAGCTTGCGTGTGGCCGAGGTATTTGGAAAAGACCACAAACATGTTCTTGAAACTATCAGCAATCTCGCAGCCGAAAAATCGGCCGCCAAATTCTTTGCCGAGGAAACGTATGACAACCGTGGTAAGCAATATCCAATGTACTACATGAATCGTGACGGTTTCACATTGCTGGCTATGGGCTTCACCGGTAAGAAGGCACTTCAGTTCAAGATTAAGTACATCCAAGCATTCAATAGTATGGAGGCTACGCTGAAACGTCTGCCAGCTGGAAAACTTGATCCGGTTGCTCAAGCCGATCTTGCAGTCACTCGTGCTAATACTGCAAAGGCCAACGCTTTGTACAAAATTGCATGCAAGACGACATCAGAAACAGCTAAGCAGGCATTGCTTGCGAAAGCAGCTGAATCGATCACCGGTGAGATGACTATTCCGGTACTACTTAAAAAGGAATACAGCGCCGGTGAGGTAGCCAAAAAGGTGCATGCATCATCTGGACAAATGGTTGGCCGCATTGCTAACCGACTAGGAATTAAGGCCGAACAGCCAGGGCAAAACGAATATGGCCGATGGGCTAACAGCAAGTCTCAACACAGCGACAAAGAAGTCCCTCAATGGATGTACTTCGAGCAGGGCGTTAAGGCTATTGCCGATGAGCTTAAGCGAGCTAAGGAGGTTTTATAAATGAATATCGATATTCATATATCGAATGCTACACCCGAGGATATCAAAAAAGCGTTCCAAGCTATTAGCGGTAGCAAGGAACGCCAGGAAACAATCAAGGGAACCATTCCTGAATTAGTATCAAGACCCAAAGATTGACTCTCGAATGAACTTCCAATTTTCTTTTGAAGTTCTGCCCTGATAATTGTTTTGAAGTTCACAAATGAAAAGCTCGTCGTTTCCGTCCAACACAGGACTTAGTTTTTCGCACATTTCGCTTGGAGTCAGGTTGTTTCGAACGAGCCAGAAAGAGTCTTGCAACTTTATATAGGAACCGCCGAATTGTTTAATAGCGGAAAACAACTCGTCGTACTTTTGGCCCGGAGTGTCTAAATCATAAGAAATCATGTATGGCTTAATCATCAATATCACCTCCTTTCGGGTTTCATTATCCGTCAGGATGCGACTACAGGAAAGGAGGAAATGCCATGCCGTTGTTGCAGGTTGTTGAAGATGATCAGATTTCAAGCAAAAAGTATTTAGCGGTCGATGAAGAAGAACTGGCAAAGATGATCAAGGAGAACCAAGAACTCAAACGCAAGCTAGCAGCACGAGGCATGTGGACGCTCACCACCGCAACAAGCTATGTCGAAGGGCATAACAACACGTGGGTAGTTAACAATATCTTGAACGTACCACGCTTCCACAAGTTCTTGCAAGATACCGTGGTTTCATATCCACCGCCTGGCAAAAAGGGGTATCTGTTTCATCCGAAACCATGGCTCGACTTCTTAGACAAATGGTTCCCAGAGATTTCAAGGTCGCTTAGAGAGAAGGGCAAATAATGATTGGTTATTTACTAATTGCTGGTGGCTTCGGCGTGATCATTGGTCACTGCTTAGGCCACAGCGGAAATTGGAGGCAGTGGATTGAATGAAGAAGCTATAGCTAAGCTAGGTCCACTTATCTCCTACTTGTCTACCCAGGCTGAGAACTCACGTCTCGTTGGTCATAATTACCGTCAAGGAACGGATCAGACACGTGCTTATGCCATGGGACGAGAAGACGGCTTGCAAACCGCCATCAGCTTAATCAACGAAATAATTGGCAAAACAAAAAGCCGCTAAGCGCTGTACCGCTTAACGACCAAAGAAATGTGGTATCAAATGAGTGACCTCATTATATCACAGAAAGAAATGAGGTAAAACAATGGCCAGAGAAATTGGCAAGCAGCTTGATCGTCTTGAATCACTTGCATACAAAGTAAGAACTAATCAGTACCTCTTAGATTATTTGAGAGAATGGGCAGAAACCAAGTGCGACCTATTCAGGGATGATGATCCTCACATGACCGATGGTGAGAAGATTCAAGACCGGCTGTTCCTAAAAGACAACTTTAAAAAATACATGGATATCTTGGGTCAAACATCACTCGACATGATCAAATTCGAAGCAGACTTAATGGATGTTCGCCAAAACATTGCCGATCAATACTTCAACAAAGACGGTGACGACCATGAATGAGAAACCAGGTTACTATGCAATCCTTCCGCCAGATGTGCGCTATGACAAACAGCTACCACAAGGAGCCAAGCTTCTGTACAGCGAGATCACGGCACTCAGCAATAAGAACGGTTACTGCTGGGCATCAAATGACTATTTTGCAAAACTCTATTCGGTTAGCAATAGCACAATTCAAAGCTGGCTAAAGTCTCTCGAAGATAAGTCGTATATCAGCAGAGTCATTAAATATAAAAGCGGAAGTAAGGAGGTTGAACAGAGATTTATTAGTTTAAACCCCCACCCAGAAAACTGCACCACCCCACCCAGAAAACTGGGTGACCCCCACCCAGAAAACTGGCAAGAGAATACTACAAGTATTAATAATAAAAACATACGTGCATACAGCACGTTAGAGAGTGATTTTGAAAAGCTTTGGAAACTGTATCCAAAGAAGATTGGCAAGAAGCCAGCATTAGCTGCTTACAAACGAGCAATGAGTAGAAAGAAGAGCCCTGCTACCAACAGACAAATTCAGGATGGCATTGTGGCTTATCGACAGCTAATCAATAGCAAAGGCACAGAGAAGCGGTTTGTCAAAGACGGTAGCACTTTCTTCAACCAAGAGGCATGGAACGATTACCTTGAGGTCGTAAAGGAAGAACGAGATGAGCAGGAAGCTCGAAAGCCTAAGTTCGATCCCAAGAAAACTGCTATTGCAATGTATATCGACTACAACAGCCCTGACCGAGTGCTTGAAGAAATCCAAGCGCAGGGTATTCCGATCAATCCAGAAGATGCTAAACGTTACATTGCTGAATACGATGAAGGGAGGCAACAAGCTTGACGAAAAAGCTTTATGACCCTAGCAATCCTGAACCACATGTCATGTATGGCTTATATACGAAGCCGGAACTCATCAAGTCTGAATGGATTGATCCTAAATGGTTTAACAACCAGCAATACGCTGCAGTGGTTGCCTACATGAACAAATTGTCTGGTGACGTTGATACGCTGGAATTGCAGGATGGTTTTGATACAGCTCATCCTGACGTGATGTCAGTAGCAGACTGGCAGTACATTATGACTAGCGATTTTGGCACCTCACGCTTTGACTGGTGGGTAGGCAAGCTGAAACGGGACTATTTCCGTAGTCAGCTCATTCAAACAGCACAAGCGTACTCGGAAGAACCAAGCGAGGACAATCTTACCGCGATGATGGTTGCCTCACAGAATGCTACTGCTGCCAGTCAGACGGTAACTGAAAGTAGCATTGCAGATTTGGCAGCGGCCATGGAAGACAAAATAATACACGGCGTTGCTGATAATGGGATTAAAACGTACTTCACGCTTAACAATATTCTAGGCGGTGGTTTGATGCCGGGACGTTTGTTGACGATTGGTGCGCGCCCTGCTGTCGGTAAATCAGCATTCGCGGTTAATCTCATTATTGAGGCTTTGAAACAGCAACCGGAATTAACGGTTGATATGTTTTCACTTGAAATGTCAAATGCAGAAAACTACAACCGCTTGTTGGCCTGCAAGACTGGCATCAGTGCTGGTAAATTCATCAACCCGCAGAAAAGTCTAAGCGATGCTGAGAAGGTTGAGGTTGAAAAGGCAGGAAACGTCCTTAAAGACTATCACTTGCAGCTTTACGACAAGCAGGTGGAATTACCCCAGATCGTCAAAACAATGCGGCAGCGAGCCGCTGATGCAGATAAAGGCTACCTTGCGATTGTTGATTATCTTGGGCTGATTGGTGTTCGTAGCCAAGCCGATCGCCGTCTGCAAATCGAAGAGATCACTCGTCAATTCAAAGTGCTGACCAACGAGCTTGGTATCCCAATTGTTTTGCTTAGTCAATTATCACGAGGTGTTGAGAATCGTCAGGACAAGCAACCGGTACTCTCAGATTTACGAGAGTCTGGATCAATTGAACAAGATAGCAATGCGGTTGGATTCCTTTGGAACAGTGATCGGCAGAACGAAAGATCAGATATCCGTACTGTGACTTTAACAATTGCCAAAAATCGTGAAGGAGCACTTGGTAGCATTGATTTTCGCTTTTTCGCGCCAAAGTTGCAGTTTAAGGTGGCGTATTGAAATGGCTTATCCAACTATGACACTTAAAGAGTTCAATGAGTACATGCAGGAGGGACATTATCAATACTCGCTGTTCATCATTCTGCAGCTTGATGAAGCCATGGAATATTTAAAAAAGGCGCAACAAGCCGATGCTGATATGAAGAAGTTTTGGTACCAGTGGGCGTACGTTACCTTGACAGATGCCTTAGAGACGGCTGAGTCAGAATATTATGGAGAAACTAGTGCATATTTACCGACAAAAGAAACCGATCCAGTAACACGAGCTTATTGCCAAAACACATACGACATTTGGCGAGGATATCTGAAGAAGCTAAATGTGAACTTACCGAAGCAAAAATTTTGAGGAGGCAAAAGCATGATTGAGCATGAGGATGAAACTAACAATGCAGGCCAAGATTGGGCACGTGAACGACTTCGTAACTTTCTTGACGATCATCATAGCTTGCCAATATACCGTTTTGCTTTGATTGCTGGTGTTAGTCGCATCACGATTGCTAGTTTTCTTAGTGGCAAAGAGGTAATGATGATCACACTTACAAAGATAGCTAAAGCCATGGGGATATCGCTAGAAAAGCTAAAACAGCCAATTAGCGAGGAAGAATACAAGGAACTACAGGAGGAATCTTCAAATGCAAGCAATTAAAACAAAAATGATGGTCGGTGATCTGGTTGTGGTTCCTGATCGAGTATTCATGGGCGTGCGTGATCTTGGCGGTGTGGCAAGAATCATCAGAATCGAGCGATACAACGCCAGAGGTGCAAGCCAAGACATCAACAAGCCAGTTGTTTTTGATAGCAAAGCACCCAAAGAGCTAATCACAACGGTTGAGATGGTTGATGGCAAGCAACGTCAATACTATCTGAAGGACGTGAAGCCAGCGTGAACAGGATTATTATTCCATTGCCCCTCATGACTCTTAACCAGTACATCAAGGTTGAACGAGGCAACATGTTCGGCGGAGCAAAAGTCAAGAAACAAGCAACGGAAACGGTAATGTTGGCTGTGAGAAAAGCGATGAATCAGGGCGTGAAATTTCAATGGGGAAAACCCCTAAGTTTCGACTGGTACTGGTATGACAAGCGAACAGACCCAGACAACATCGCGTTTCAGCACAAGTTTATCTTCGACGGCATGCAAAAGGCTGAATTTTTAGAAAACGACAACTGGGATCACATTGTAGAACTGCGAGATCGGTTCTTTATTGACAAAGCTAACCCGAGAGTTGAAGTCGAAGAGATCGATTAAGGAGAAAAAATCATGAATAAAAAATTGACATTTACAGTAACTGTTTTAGCAGGACTTATGTTTGGGGCCGGTGCAACCGCCATTGCCGACAATGTTTGGCAAGGTCACCAGAACATCGTGGAGACCAAGAACAATATCGACAAGCTGACGGCTAAGATCAACGCATCTCAATCTAGCTTGTCCGATTTGCAACATCAGTTGTCTGACGCACAGGCACAGTATGCGGCCCTAAAACAGCAATACGGTAACGACGTGGCAAGCAAAGATGCCCAGATTCAGCAAAAGATTGTTGAAGGCCAGCGAGCGGTTGCCCAGAAACAGGCTGAGGTCGATGCTAAGCAGCAGACCATCAATTACCTTACATCACAGTTAGAAGCCGCCAAACAGGCAAACAATGGCTTATCACAGGCAATCAAAGACGCACAGAGCATCAAGGACTATTCCGATCAGGCTGTGAAGTCAGCAAACGCACAGTAGGAGGCCGACCAATGAAAACAGGAGACGACACGTTCGATGACATCTACGTCAGCAAAGAGACTGGCAAGGTCGTAGGCGTCACGTATGAAGATGTGGACTACAAACTAGTGCCAATCAAACAGGAGGACGAAAAATGACAACGCCAAGGAGTGAGCAAGAAACAATTCTTAGCTATGATCGGGAACTTGATCAGTGGCACTACTATTCAGACATTCCAAAGCACAATCGTAAATGGCGTGATTTGGTATCTGAAACGCACACGGAGACAAGCGAAAACGGAGACATTACAGTTCTGGAAGGAACTATCAACGGAAGCATATCGATCCGAAAGCACACAGTTATGTCGGAGGAAACAAGAGCAAAAGCGGCCGCTCGACTAAAGGCATATCGGGACAAGAAAGCAGGGGACGAAAAATGAGCGAAAAAAAACTGTACGCGGTTAAGAACGATGAAGGCAAATACTGGGACTTTGAAGACCGAGACGATTTCTGGGAACTAAACAGCGCATCTTGCCCGACAACAGATAACGAGAAAGATGCCAAAGAAGTGATTCACGATTATGGTGGTCACATTGTCACGTTCATTGAGGAGCCTAAAAAGGTAGTCGTCAGCCCAGAAGAAGCCAAGAATATTGATGCGCTTATTAATGCTAAGTCATATCAACAAGTGATTGCTTTTGCCACTTTTATTTTTAACCACAAAAATAGCAAATTTGTAAAAAGAATTTTAAAAGCAATCACTAACGGATATACCATCACGCTTCCAGCAGTTGATACAAAATACCTAGTATATGAAAACGTTGGTGGTAATACTCATGGCAAGTTCGTTTTGCAGGCTAGATGGGATCACCCAAACCATGTCTTTTGGAACGTTTCTAGTCAACTATTAAATGGTGAAGAATACAGGTTTACACAAGAAGAAATTAAACGTTTGAAACTGAAAAAATATGAAACTAAAGCGGTGACTGACGATGAGCAATGAGACGAAGCGGGACGTGTTCAATGACTTAGTCGAAGAACTAGCAAATGCATACATTGCCTTGGACGGTGAAGGAATTGGCGAAGATCTTACTAACGAAGACAAACAAGCCTATCTGAAAGACTATGACGCCGCCTTGCCAGATGATCTGCCGGTGATTCCGAAAGCGGTTGGTGAATATATTAAAGAGCATAAAGCCGCACATGACAGTCTTGCATTCGCACTGACTGCACGTTTTATACCAAATGAGGTCTTTGAGTGGATGTTTACGGTTACTGGTGATCCTGATACCGAATTGAGTCAGATCGAGTATGTGAAACAGCAAGACATATTCGCCCGTGCATGGTTGCTAGGTGTCTGGCGCGTTGAGGAAACAGGCGAAATCGTGAAATTGGAGGCGCAGAAATGAAACGAGTTAAAGGCGACATTAGGAGATGAACAGCTTGGACAGCAAACGAGCATTAGCCGAAAACCTTAGGAAGAATATATACGATCTGAACATGACACAAGCCAAATATGCAAAAGAGATCGGGATACCCATCACCACGCTTGAATATGTAATCTCTGGGAAGGGCAGTGTTTCACTTAACACCTTAGATAAAATCGCATATGGAGCTGGGATTGATCCATGGGAGCTCATTCGGCCTTCTGAAAGCAAATAAAAAAGCGCGTCTGATGAGGGACGCGCTGGAGGCCAGTGTGTACGATTGAGAGTAAATGGAATAAAAGATTAGGAATTGGCCTCCAATGACAGTATAGCAAACACACATGTTGAACGCACGTTTAAAAGCATCAAAAAAGCGCGCCGGGTGTTGACGCGCTCTGGAGGCCAGTGTGTGAATTGCACCAGGGTAATAATCATTTTGGAGTGGGCCTCCGAAGACAGTATAACAAAAGCGCACCACGAAGGCACGCTTATTCTACAAACCCAACCAAATCATACCATAAGGAGTGGACGCAGTGGTGCGAGCAACGAGATATTTTAGCCCAATTGATCATGATAAAACAATTGAAAACGCCAAAGAGGTCTTGGGGAACTACTGGCATCACAAGCGGCTCGCTCAACGCACCAAAATAGCGCTCAGAAGCCCCGTGATGGACGGCATGCCCAAGTCACCTAGCTATGGAAACAAAGCCGAGGAAAAGCTCGTGTCGCACGCTGACGAGCTTTACTATATAGCGTGCTGTGAAGGCGCTATTGAATCCATAGAGGACGAAGACTACCAAACCATTTTAGTTGAGAGTTATCTAACTCCAAAGACAACACGTAAATCCAGCCTTCAGTTAGCTAATCGCTTGCATGTTGACCGAACGACCCTTTGGCGACAAACACAAGAAGCTCTCTATGCTTTTGCTGAAATATGTCCGCTAGTGAAACTAGATGCAACATCCGTGCAACAATGATGCAACAAAAAACACGCTTTTCCGTCATATGATGGTATTGTGCCAAAGGTGAGAAACCTGAGACACCGCGTTTTTCCTCCGAGCCATGGTGATGATAAAGCTGTGGCAAGGCGTGGCAAATGGACTGACTGCGATAGTCAGGCGGGTTCGATTCCCGCATGCCACATTGTCCAGTTTAGCGACCGGACACAGCTTGCGACGACCCCATCTGACACTGGGAGAGCGAGCAAATCGCTGTGGCGGAATAGATAAACGCCAACCGGTACCAAAGACGGTACATGCTTTAGTGGCTGTTCAAGGGAACATGTCGGGTGCAAATCCCGACCAGCGATATACGGCCGATAATTGAGATGTTTTGCAGCGTCAATAAATTAAACTGCTATGTTAGCGCGACATAGTAAGCCAATCTATTATGCTAGTAGATTGCAATGATGGGGCAGATGCGGCTCGCCCATCAATCATGCGAGCAACAGATGAGGGAAGGCACTGATACCGGTTACTCAACGCTGAAACAGGACGGTGCAACTCCGCCCGCTCGCTTTTGACCAAGTCTGGTAAACCCTAGGAGTAGGCACCGGACTATGGCACTTCACTTCATGTGAGGTGCTATTTTTATACATATTTCGATGGATTGATATTAGCGCCTTAGTTTTCAACGTGGCAGACAACTTTTAAAAAGTAAGACTACCTGCGTTAAACTTTGATTAGAATATGTCTACTGAAGACATATCTATGGTAGAATGTCAATCATTCTAATGGTAGGTGTGAATCTTTGCTAAATTACAATTCGTTTGGGATCGTTGACAATAAAACATCGGAAACAATGACAAAACAGGAGTTTTGTCATTTTTTTATACAGGGCAATTTAAACGTTAACCTTAGAAAACAACTTTTTCTTCAACTCAATTCTCTTTTTGAAACATATCTTCTGCCGCTTATACATGACATACACAGAATATGGATTGATGGGTCGTTTGTCAGTAAAAAGCCTTTTCCTTCGGACATTGATGTTTTAGTACTTGTTACTCCGACAGCTGACTCTGAGCCGCAAGACACCCAAATTATAAGCACAATTCTAGATGAACGAGATGAGATAAAGTGTCAGACAAATGTACACTTGTTTGTTATTTTCGATTATCCAAATATAGACTTTTCAAATCAAGGATATAGAGAAAAGTTTTCTTTATCAAAAAATAGTCATAATGAACTCTACCAATATTATAAGCAACTTTTTAGTCATACGCGTGCTGCCAAGCCAAAAACCATAATTGAACTTCGAGTAAAAGATGGTGAGATACAATGAACTACAAAGAATTGAAAAACGCAAGGAATGTTTATGCAAAATCAATGGATTCCAATCAGCCTGATGATGATCTGCAATCATATTTTAAAAAGCAACTTGGAATTATCAATGAGCTGATGACTGATAACGTTGATCTCCATATTTATACGGGTTTACGGCCTGGGGCAATCAAGATATCGCAGCTGTGGTCAGTACTACCAAACATTCAAAAAATGGTTATTGGAGCAGCAAATAAATTGTATGGAAATGGACGAGACAGGGGCAAAATTTCCGATTCCATTAGCAAAGAGTATTCGTTAGAGATTGATTCGGTGCAACCAGGATCTTTCATGCTAAGGCTTAATCCATCATCTTCTGGCGATGCAAATATTTCTCTGTTTGAGAAGGATAAATCATGGGCCGACATTTTAAGACACATGGTTGAACTGACAGAAGCAGGAACAAACGAATCGGTTCAAGAAATTGCACATGATTTTGGCTATCGGGCTTATACAGCATCAAGGGCCTGGATAAATCTAATGGAAAAAGAAAATCTGACAATAAAGTATCGTGATGCGAAGTCAACAATATTTTTATCAAAGCAAAAAATCGTTAGGGCCAAACAGAGCTTTGCCACTGTTTCACTTGATAGTAAAGAATCAAGAATACGAATAGAGGGCGTAATAACGTCGGTTAACGTTCCCAAACACATGATAAAAATATCAAATCAAGGAAAGACTTACACTATCAAAGTTGCAGACGATTCCCTTCGTGGGGCCACTATTGATCTTGAAAGTAAAAGCTATTCACTTGATGGTTATATGATCTCAGTTAAAAATTTACGAACAAAGATCGAAACAATAACGTATTTAATTCCAACATTTCCAAAATAGAAACTTAATGATTCTCATTACTAGCACTCCGCCAAACGGTGAGGTGCTATTTTTATGCAACAAAAAAGCCCTCAGAGACCAGTCCAAGGGCCAAAAGGATGAAAAAACGAAACATATGTGTGAACAGTAGCGATTGACTTGGAGGAGAAAGGCCACTGCTCACGCTTACATAATAGCACATTCCTTGTATAAGGGTACTAAAAAAGCCCTCGGTTGGGGTCCGAGAGCCTAAAGATTGAGTAGTATCGAGGAATGAAAATGAGTACATCGTTGGAACAATCTGATTTTATCTCAACTAACTTCTTTAAGCAACAAAAAAGCTCTCGGGGCCGAATCCGAGGGCTTAAGAACTCGGGAAGTTCTTTATGAGGAAGCTGAGCAGAATCTCTAAACTGCTCACTATTATTATATTTCAGGAGGCGAGTAGATGCAATGGACAGATGAACAGATCGGTGACATTAGGAAGGTCGCCTCTGAAGGCTTTACCAGACGCGAGACAGCCGACAAACTCGGGATTAGCTATGATGCTCTTCAAGGTAAAGCAAGACGGCTTGGGATCGAGTTCCAAAAGCCGCTGAAGAATGAATACGATTCAGCGAAAACAGATAGAAAGAGCCAACCTGTTGATAGAAAAGTAGCTCTTAATGCTGATGGTAGTCAAACCGTCACGGCCTTAATGAGACTCAAGCATGAGCCAAATAAAGACCCACGGACTTTGATGGAGTTGTGTGGATACGATCCTGATAAGTTCGAGATGGTCTTAGGCGACTACAAAGTGTATGAGCAGCATAGTACCGAAGACGGCACAGTTCCGCAGTACAGCATTCATATTCGCGTAAAGCCGAAACAAGGCTTATCGATAAGTGAAATGGCTGAAGCGTTCAACGACAAAATCATTCCGGTCAATTACGGCATGAAGAAATCGGGAGATCGCAACTTAGTCATCCCATTGCCTGACCTGCATTTTGGCAGGACAACATTCGCCGATCTAAAAGACATGGTGAGTCAACTTAGAGAGATCATCATGGACGGCTACAGCGAGATTGTGATTGAGCAATTGGGAGATCTATTCCATAGTGATCAGATTCATGTAACACAAACGGTTAGAGGAACGCAACTAGATCACGCAAACATGCGTCAGGCATTCCATGATGCCGTGAAGTTGTTTGATCAGATTATTCCGCTGGCAATTGAATATAGCAATCGCGTCTCAATCAAGAGCGTGTTCGGTAACCATTCAGGTGATCTCGAATACGCTTTTCTTTATGCGCTGATAGATCGCTATCCACAAGTACACGTTGATCTCAATGACAGCAATTTGGCAACCGACTGGCGCTGTGCATACTTGCTAGGGCATGTTGGCATTATGCTCGCCCATGGAGATGTAGCCAAGGACAAGCTGACAGGGCTTTTTCCATTTGAGTACAAAAAGATATTCAATATGGCAAAAACATACGAACTTCACTCAGGCCACTATCATAGCGAGCGGTTTAAAGATGATCGTGGCATTATGTGGCGCCAGCTTGGGACAGCAAAGCCAAATGATCCCTATGAGATTAAGAATGGCTTCACCACAGGCAAACATCTGCTGTATGCGTTCGTTTATGACGACACGCGATTGAGGTGCACCTATGAGCTCGACTAATGGAATGAAGCGAGTCGGTTACGGATATGTGAGCAACATGGAACAAGCAATCATCGAAGAATTGTCTAGAGAAGAAAAGAAAATACAAGCAGTCATCTACACGAGGCCGGGTTGTCAAAAGTGTCGGCGAACATTATTCAAGCTATCATGTGTCATGCCAGTGCAAACCATCACAGCAGACGCGGACGACTACGAGCGATTCCGCAAGCTGGGATATCGTTCAATGCCAGTCGTAAAAATCTACAAGGCAAACGGCATACATGATGAATGGTGCGACTTGCAGGTTGATAAGATCAAACAATACACGGAGGGATAGACATGTTCTCAAATAATATTAAAGGTAAAAGCAAACGGATACCAACACCTCCGCTGCCACCAGTTCCAGCACCACGACCGATAAAACAAACACACGGCGAACATCCTGCACTAATGTCGCGAGCTGATGCTGTCAAAGACTACAAAGACAACCTGATTGCCGATGTTAACGATGCCATTAATCAAGGAATTAATACTACATCCCCAATCTCAATTGGCGTTGCCAAGTACAATCCAGCAGTCGTTAATGAAGTAATCAGTTTGCTAAATAAATCAGGATGGGATGTTACTAGTCTAAATATTGACGGTAACGGTTCCTATTCGGCAATCATATTATCTTAGGAGGAATCGCACATGCTTAAAGTAGTGAAACGACTGAAAGAACACTTATTAGGTAAAAAAGGAACCGATAAGATAACCGTTACGATTGATGCAAACACCGATCCGCTTATGGCCAAACTTGACAAGATCAATAACGCGGTCGAAAACATCAAGGCTGACGCAACACCGGAAGTTTCGCCAACCCTAACTGCGTATGGTCTATGTGATGCTAAGTTGCCTGAGATCAAAAGCGTCGAGATACCTGATCATGTTGGGTTCAGTGAATCGTTCATTGCAAAGCTAGACAAATCGCTGACTGACTATCAGCAAAAGCAGGAGCAGTCATCGCAGTGTACAAGCACTCCACATGTCCGCATCGATATTGATAACATCCACGACATACCTCGCGTATGGATTGATGGTGAACGAGTAGACGACTTGCATGGAGACAAGAAGCCTGCTCTATCACGTTTATATGTCAACTGGCGTGCTGGTGATGGAGCTGATATGCAAAGTGGTAAACATGAGTTCGTCATTCAGCATTACGAACAAGATGGCTATAACGTGCCTAAGGAGATCAAGACCGGCGAACGCTCGATCACTGACAAAGATGACTAACACATCGTATACGGGAGATGTTCACAGCCACGCTGGTCGTGCACACTTCTATCGTTCAGCTGAATGGAAAGCATTGCGCGAACAAGTTCTTGAACGTGACCACTATGAATGCCAATGGTGCAAAGCGGAAGGACGCGTGACTACTGGCAATGACATGACGCTGGAGATTGACCACATCAAGACGCTAGAGGAACGTCCAGACCTAGCGCTTGATCCGGATAACCTGCGCACACTCTGCCGCGACTGTCACAACAAGCGACACGGACGATTCAATTACAAACGTTTGGGGAGACCAAAAAATCCGTATGCCAGCGATGAGAGATGGTAAAATAACAGACCCCCGGGTCAAAAAATTCAATGCCATTTTGAAATTCGGGGACCGGTGGACGGGCTCGTCTTCCGCAAAAATGTTTCGTTTTTTTCGCGCGAGGGGGGGTACCCTATACCAAAAATGGGAGGTGATAATCCATGGACAAGCTAGATAAGCTTAAAAACAGGCTCTTGTCTCAGATAGACAAGACTAATCCAATTGAAACCGAGAAGGTGGATCGATATGTTTCAATGGTTGACATGTTCTACAAGCTTCAAAAAGAAGCTATCAAGCAGCCAATTATTGAAATTGAGAATGGCAGTCAGCATTTCACTAAATCTAATCCTGCTTTGGCTGATATGAACAAGATCAATGCAAGCCTAATTTCACTTGGCAAGGACATGGGATTGTCCGCTCCGCCTGGAATTGATGGAAAGGGCACGGGATATGATCCTGATGATCTGCTTTGATTCATAACAAGTATGTTGATGATTACATCAAGGATTATGAAGAAGGACACTTGCTGTTTAATAAGGAACGTATTCAGCTTGTTGATTATCTAAAAAAGTCTGTGCTATCTGACGACACACTGCATTTTGACAACGAACAGATTGAGAACTGCATTAAGTTCAGCGAGAAGTGGTTTTTCAAACTTCAGCCGTTCCAAAAGTTCTTGATTGCGTTCGTTTTTTTGTATCACGAAGACGCGACCAATTATTATGAAGACTTTTTGTGGATGATGGGTCGTGGCTCTGGTAAGAACGGATTGATTTCGGCGTTAGGGACGTTTTTGATATCAGAATTTAACGGTATACCTTCATATAACGGTTCAATCGTTGCTAACAGCGAAGACCAGGCAAAAATATCGGTTGAAGAAATTCATGATGTAATGGAATCAAATCGACCAAAGCTTAGACCCGCATTCTACTGGACAAACGGTCTCATAAAAGCTAAAAAGACCAATTCTACTTTGAGATATCGAACTTCTAACGGCAACACGAAAGATGGTTTACGAGATGGTTTCGTTATCTTCGATGAAATTCATGAATATCAGAATGACAGCAATGTCAAAGTCCACTTATCAGGGCTTGGCAAAAAGCAAAATCCTCGTGTCTTTTATATTGGGACTGATGGCTATGTGCGAGATGGTTTCATTGATACTAAGAAAAAGCAAGCAGCCAATGTCTTGAGTGGAAAGGCTGCACCAGATTTCATATTTCCTTGGATTTGCAAAATCGACGATGTGTCTGAAATTGATGATCCAGAAAAGTGGGAAAAAGCCGTTCCAATGATTGTAAAACCGTTGTCATCGTATGGTAAGACCCTTTATCGGCAAATCAAGAAAGACTACGACGCATTAGTAGAAGCACCAAGCGGACGTGAGGAGTTTTTAACAAAGAGAATGGACTATCCCAGCACGTCAATGAACAGTAGTGTTGCGCCTTGGGAAGAGATTGCAGCAACCAATCAACCGATTCCGCATGATTTGGACGGCAGAGAGGCAATAGGGGCGGTGGATTTTGCCAGTGTACGAGATTTCATTGCCGCTGCAGTAACGATTAGGTACCGAGATAAATTAGTAACCATTGAAAAGCAGTGGGCACGGAAGGGCTTCTGTGATCAATATTACGCATACAGTCGAAAGGACAGAATTGCGACACCAAATCAGCGTCTTAATATTCCACTTCACGACTGGGAAAGAATGGGCCTAATTGAAGTTGTTGACGAGCCACTTATGGATCCTAGACATGCATTAGATTGGATACAAGGAATGGCACATCGATTTGATATAAAAAAGGTGGTTATGGATAACTACCGTGCTCAGATTATGCGAAAAATGTTCGAAGATGCCAATTTTGAGGTTGATATCATTCACAATCCTACTTCTATTGATGGTTTATTGGCATCAATAATTGACGACGGTTTTCCAAGAGGACGTTTTGTATGGGGAGATAACCCTTTGCTTCGCTGGAACACACAGAACGTGCTGGTAAAGGTAAACAAGGCGAACGGAAACAAGTCCTATGAGAAGAAAGAGGAAACTCGTCGTAAGACAGATGGTTTTAAGGCCTTTGAATATACGTTGTACCGAGTAAATGAGTTATCCGATGTGGACGTCAGCGAATCGCTGGCGTTTTTGAATGACCTCGACTTCTGAAAGGAGGTGAAAGCGTGAACTTCAACTTATTTGATCTGTTTACTCAACGAAAAGATGCCAGTTTTGCCTATGATCTTGATTTAATTGGCGGACAGCAGACGCAAGTTTACCTGAAACAGTATGCGTTAAATACGTGTGCATCTTTTTTAGCCAGAACGGTTTCTCAGTCCGAGTTCAAAACTAAAAACGCTGCGCTTTATTACAAGCTAAATGTCCGACCAAACTACAATCAAACAGCAACGAGCTTTTGGCAGGAACTGATCTTTAAACTCATTACAGATAATGAAGTGCTAGTCGTTCAGGACGATACAGGCGACCTACTGATTGCTGACAGCTACGTTCATAATGTCAAGGCGGTATATCCTGATACATTTTCTGGAGTGGTGGTCAATGACTATCAGTTTCAGCGTGTGTTTGGAATGGATGACGTTTGGTTTGTCAAATACAACAACGACAACCTAACCACATACACAAATCAGTTGTTATCCGACTATGCTAATTTATTCAGCCGCATGATTAGTTTCGCTATGCGTAACAAGCAGCTAAGGGCAACGGTGGATTTCTCAGGCGTTACAAGTTTTGACAGCCAAACGCCTAAAGATGATACGAATGGCAATAAGAAAGAGAATCCAGCTCAGAAATTCATTGATAAGCTCTTTAGTGCATTCAGAGACAACGACATTGCAATTGTGCCTTTACAAAAGGGTATTAAGTACGACGAAGTTTCGAGCCAGTATAGTGGCGCAGATCAGGCATTTTCTGACATTACTGCTGCACGTAAAGAGGCAGTTGACAGCGTTGCAGAGATTCTAGGAATTCCACCAGCATTGATCCACGGTGCACAGGCGGAAGTTGATCAGAATCAACAAGAACTATTGAATTTTTGCATTGCTCCGCTTAATCAAAAAATTGAGGATGAGTTAAATGCCAAGGCTGTAAGCCAGTCTTCATATGATCAAGATAAGGTCACTGTTTGGGGACTGAATAAGCCTAATGCTCTTAATCTTAGCGATGCAATAGACAAGCTAGTATCAAGTGGCGTATACAATCGTGACACTGTACGAAGCTGGTTTGGCGATGATCCAATTCCAGACGGAAGCGGCCAGAAATATTACATCACAAAGAACTATGAGGAAGCAACGAAGGGAGGTGATAATGATGACGACAGTAATTCCAATTAACACTCAGCTTGTTGATGATGAGACTGCGAGTGTCATGAAGTCATGGGGACTGGATTTAGTAGCTCCAAACGCTATCCGCGAAATGCTTCCGACTGATAATTCAGACGTTGTAGTCGAAATTGATAGTCCAGGTGGATTGGTTACCGCAGGAAGCTCAATTGCGACACTTTTGAAAGACTATCCCGGAACTGTAACGGCTAAGATTATCGGTCAGGCAGCATCTGCAGCTACAGTAGTAGCACTGTCAGCTGACAAGATTATGATGGCACCGACGGCTACATTCATGATTCACCGTGTGTCAGTATCTGGCATTTCTGGAAACTCCGGTGATCTTGACAAGTACAGTGATGTTCTTTCAATGCAAGATAAACAATTTGCTAACTTGTATGCATCAAAAACTGGTAAAACAGCAGATGAGATGCTCAAGCTAATGACAGACGAGACGTATATGTCAGCACAACAGGCCAAAGATATTGGATTTGTTGATGAAATTATGTTTGAGGAACAGCCTACCTTGGTAGCGGGGCCAAAAACGATGCTGACAAAAGAGATCGTTGATGCTCTTAAGGAGTATCGAGAAATCAAGGACAAGCCAACAGAACCGGCTGTAAAGATTGACACCGATGAATTAGCAGAAAAGCTTGCAAATAAATTGAAACCCCATGAGGAACCAAAGCAAGTTTGCAGGGTTCCTTTTTTAATACGAAAGGAGTCATAAAAATATGACTATGAGCTTTAAGAATTTAGATACCTTTGCGGAAAAACAAAAGGCGTTCGCAGACATTGTAAAAAGTGGTGGTGATGCTGAAGCCCAAGGCAAGGCGTTTGGTGAAATGATGGACGCGCTGTCCACTGATCTCAATAGCTTCCAAGAAAAACTTAAGAATAAAACCCAAGAGGAAATTGATAACATCGTTGCAGCCAACACCGGTGATGTGAAGATGACACAAGATGAAGTTAAATTCTTCAATGATATCTCGACTGATACTGGGTTCAAGAACGATCAGCTTATTCCACAAACCACTGTGGATAAGATTTTCGAAGATCTGACTTCTAATCACCCTCTGCTGCAAGCGATTGGTTTGCAGAACAACGGTGTGCGCCTGAAAATCTGGAAATCTGATGCTAAAGGTGCCGCTGTATGGGGCAAGATTTTCGGCAACATTCAAGGGCAGCTTGATGCTACGTTCACGTCTGTTGATGCAGAGATGAGCAAACTGACAGCATTTGTTGTGCTGCCTAATGATCTTGATTCATTCGGTCCGGCATGGGTACGCACATACGTTACTACCCAAATCACCGAAGCGTTTGCGGCCGCATCTGAATCAGCATTTGTTGATGGTGATGGTAACAGCAAGCCAATTGGGCTTGATCGCGATCCGTCAAAAGGTGCCACATCCGTTGGTGTGACAACCTACCCGGTGAAGGCTGATGCGGGCACCGTAACTCTGAAAGATGCCGACACGGCTAAGTTTGAACTAATGACCATCATTAAGGCTCTGTCCAAGAATGCAAAAGGCAAGCCTGTAGTTGCACGTGGCAACACCATTTTGGTTGTACAGCCGGGTGCTTCGCTTGACTTTGAGCGTGCAATGACCATGCAAAACGTTAATGGTCAGTGGGTATATGCGCTGCCATATGGCATTCAGATCATCGAATCTCAGTACGTTCCAGACGGGAAGGCTATTGCTTTTGTTAAGGGTCGTTATGATGCATACATGGCTGGTGGCTTGAACATTTCTGATTTTAACCAAACGTTGGCCATTCAGGATGCAATCCTGTTCACCGCTAAGCAATTCTTCTATGGTGCGCCAGCAGATAGTAATGCCGCACTTGTCTATGCACTGAAAATCACTGATCCGAATGCTGTAGCTGGTGGCTTGGGGAAATAGTATCCCCCGTTGAAGCGGGGGCGGACAGCAACTCAACCGTTGCACAGCTGAAGTCATATCTTGATTTAAAGAGAATCAGTTACCCAAGCAATGCATTAAAGGCCGATTTACAGAAACTTGCGGGGGTGACACCAGATGAATGATAATCAGGTTAAATCGCTTTTGACAGAATTTAAAGCTCGAATGAGCATTTACCACTCGTCAGAAGATGCTGAGCTTAAGAACATGCTGCAGGCCTCGTACGATGCAGTTCATCGCATGACTGGAGTGTCTGATATCACCAATAACCAATTCAAAGAGCTTGTCATTGAACGCACTAGATATGTCTACAATGATCAGGCTGAATTTTTTGAAGACAACTTCCTATCAATGATTATTGGCTTGAGTTTACAAGCATATGGTGAGGAGGACGATGACAATGGCTAGTCGTCCAAGTTTTCAGTATCAGCCTCCCAAAGTTGGTAGTGGAAAATTAAGAATACCGATTCACTTCTATGCTCAAGATGTTGGTGATTCACCGGAGCCAACAGACATTGAGCCTAAAGAAGTGTTTTTTTGTCTTTGCGATGCCTATTCGCCAAGCAATAAGGACAAGGTAGTTCTTGATAGCCACGAGGTTGACCTGGGCGTCACTGTGATTATTCGCGATACCAAGGGTGAATTCATTCCGAACAACAAAATGACAGCGTTTATTGACGACTCTCGATATCGGGAAGTTAAGGAATGGCAGATTGAAGAAGTTCGCCATGATTTTGAAGCCAACAGGTTCATTACGCTGGTATTGGGGGCGAAGCAATGACAGCAACTTTAGACGTTAAAGGTTTAGAAGACTTAGAAAACAAACTCAGTCAAAAATTTAGTGATCGCAAGGTTGCTAAATATGTCAACAACGCGTTAACCATCGCTGGCCGGTATGCAGTTGTTGAGCTTAAGCAAGCTGCAGCAAGCTATCGAGACACTGGCGCAACAGTAAATGAAATTACTGCGGGCAAACCACGGCTTCGTGGTGGGGTTCGCAATATCAAGATTGGGTGGTCTGGTGATGGTTCAAAACAACGGTGGCGCTTAGTTCATCTCAACGAATTTGGGTACACCCGAAATGGACGCACGTATGCTCCAAGAGGCATAGGGAAAATTCGATCATCATATGATGAAATGCAGCCGAAGCTGAAAGAGCTAGAAGCGGCTGAATTAAGGAAACTGCTATGAAAGACATGATGAACACGATTTATACAGAGATACGTGGTGATCCGCTAGTATCTCAGTACCCGATTAAGTATTACGACTATCCAGAGGCAGCTTCTAAGGAAACGTTTGTTCTCATCAAACCATTATCTCCTCCAACAGCTGCTTTTGGTGCCAGTGATAAAGAATTAGCACAACAGCTAACTTACCAGATTGATGTGCAATCCGGTGATCGCATGCTGTGTAAGCAGATACAACAAGAAATCAAAAAACACATGTACTCGTTAGGCTTCTCGCAATTATCCGAGGGGCTTGACGAGTTTTTTAGTGACACAAAACGGTATGTCGATGCACGGCGATATCGAACTGTCACACAGCTTTATGACGCTAACTATTAGAAAGGAGTCATCACATGACTTTAGTACATTTTCCACGCATGACCATTCAACCGTTTGACGCTAAAGGTGCCCCAAATGGAGAACCAATCGTTGTTCAAGGGGATACCAACAAAGGTGGTACTATCACTGCCGAAATTTCTGGATTGTCTAGTAATCCACTGAAGACAGCTGCATCAGATATTGAATATTGGATTTCACAAGAAGGCGTTGGTGAGGTTTCGGTAGACTTCACCCTGATTGACTTGCCATTTGACGCAGAAGCTAAAATTCTCGGTCAAAAGACTACCGAAGCAGGCATTACCTATGTGGGTAATGACACTAACCCACCATACTGCGGCGTTCTTTTGGAAGCAGAAAGTTTGGCTGGGGACAGCGCATACTTAGGCTTCTTCCGCGGCAAGTTTGCCAAGGACAAAGAAACCTTGAATACACAAGATCCAGCTGACAAGAAGGCACCAGAAGGCGATAGCTATACGTTTACTGCGGCCGGTTCACCTGATAATGGTGATCAAAAAGGCGAGTACGTTGCTAAATATGTCGGGTCTGATACAAAAGCTATTAGCACGGTGAAAGCGCAGGTTTTAAAGGCAACCCCAAAACTGTAACGGTGTCTGGGGTATCTCTGACACCGACAACAGCGAGCGTAAAAGTGGGAGCAACCACGGCATTAACGGCTACAGTTAGCCCGGAAGATGCGACTGACAAGGCTGTTAGCTATGAATCCAGTAAAATATCGGTCGCTACTGTCAACAGTAGTGGCGTAGTAACTGGCGTTTCTGAAGGCTCTGCTACCATTACCGCAACAACACACGATGGCAGCAAAACCGCAAGCACGGCAGTAACAGTCACTACCGCTTAAAAATAAAATTGTCGCCTCAGAAATAAACAATGCTGATTGAGTTCAGGGCGGCATCTAAAATAAGGAGATTTATCATGCTAAAACTTGATTTACGTAATAAAGATGGCAAGGTTGAGCACTTTCAAGAAACATTCGTGCCCGCCTTAAAACTGATCGAAGGCTTAAAACTAACTCCCGAGAACTTTCCTGATTTAGATGAATCAGATTGGATGGAGAAAAACGCAGAATTCATGGCTTCTTGTTTTGAAGACAAAAACGTAACTAAGGAACGAATTTTAGACGGTGTTGCCGCTTGGGATTTCAACAAAGTATTTGACACATTCAATCAACAGCTTTTCGGGATTGACCCAAAAAAAGTGGCAGCGAGCGAATCAGCAGAAAAGAAGCATTAAATCAAATCTACAAAATGATTCGTTCGGTTGTTACGAATGTTCCGGGGTTCACGATCAATGACATTATGAAAACTGATTGGGAGACGCTACAAGAGGTGCTGCTGCAAAGTGAACCAGAAAAAGAAAAGGCAGTATCGCTTACCGACTTTATCAAATCAATGTAGGAAGGAGGAAACAAATTGGCAGAACCATTAGGTCAAATGATGATCGAGCTTGGGCTTGATGATACCAAGTTCGGTAATGGTCTGAAGAACGCCAAGTCACAGTTGAAATATTTCGGGTCTGAGATGAAAGCTCAGGCCTCTTTTTATGACGCTTTTGGAAGTAAAGTAGACGGCTTAAGTGCTAAAGAACAAGGCTTGACCAAGATGATTGCTGCACAGTCAAAGGTTGTAGCTGAATCTAAGAAGGCATACGACGGATCACTGACTTCAAAAGGCGAAATGACAAAAAGTTCCGCTAGACTTGCAGCTAATTTTGAAGCTGAACAAGCAAAACTTGCATCACTGGCTAAAGAGTACATCAATACCGCCAAAGCGGAAGCGGAAATGAGTGTTAAAACAACCGGTGTTACTGGTGCAATTAACAAGCTTGGTACGGCCCAGATAGCTATTGGCAATCGCATGAAGTCGCTTGGCGACAGCATGACTACTGGCATCACTGTGCCTATAGCTACAGCTTTTGTTGCTGCGACTGCTAAAGCAATTAAATTTCAAAATCAGCTTCTAGTCATTAAGAACTTGCTTACTACTGGTGGTGAGTCGGCAAAAGAAGCCATTTCTGGCGTCAACAAGATGCAATCAGACGCCATTCAGTATTCCAATCATTACGGCGTATCTGTTGAGAAGATTTCAGCAGGGTATGAAGAACTTGTACGACGTGGCTATACGTCTAAACAAGCTATCGCTGCCATGAAAACAGAACTCCAAGGTGCTTTGGCATCAGGCGATGATTTCAATGATGTTGTTTCCGTGGCATCATCCACATTGGAATCATTTGGTATGAAATCAAGCAATACTGCAAAAATGACTAGAAACACCAAGACAGCTGTCAATGAGCTTGCTTATGCGGCCGATTTGACAGCTACTAACTTCCAGGACTTGGGTGTTGGTATGTCATATGTTGGTGCAACTGCTCACCAAGCACATTTTACCTTGTCAGAAACTGCATCAGCTTTGGGCGTTTTGTCTAATAATGGCGTGGAAGCTGACAAAGCTGGTACTGGACTGCGTAAAGTTATTGTCAGTTTGAACACTGCAGTCAAAAATATTGGCACCAAAAATGACGTTCTTGCCAGTCTTGGTATCAAGAAAGAAGAAATCGTCGGTTCTAACGGTCAGCTCAAGAGCTTGAGCACTGTCATGGACGTACTCAATCAGCACACCAAGGACATGAGCGCGACTAAAAAAGCAGCTGTATTTAACAGTCTTTTTGGTACCACTGGTCAGCAAGCCGGTATTATTCTCGCACAAAACAGCAAACAGTTAGCTGAATTGAATAGCCAGGTTGATAAGGCTGAGAAAAAGAACTATGTGGGCAGCTTATCGGAAAAGAACCTTAAGTCTGCTCAAAATCAGTTAAAAGTTCTGCAACAAAATGTTGAAAACTTGGGGATGACGCTTGCACAAAAAGTTCTACCTAGTGTGCAGCCCATTATCAAGGATTTGACTGATGCTGTTAATTGGTTTGGTAAACTAAATCCACAAGTCCAGCAAAACATTGTTAAGTGGGGGTTGTTGGCCGCAGCCATGGGCCCAGTGCTTAGCTTGGTGGGAAGGTTTAATGTTGTTTCAGGACAACTTAAGACTGGATTAGTTGGAATCATTTCGAAATTTGCTGGTTTTTCAAAAGGCGTAAAGGCGACTCAAGAATTGTCACTTATGTTTCAGCTTGCTGGCAAGCGTTCAATAACTTTTGCTGATGTTTTGAAATCTACAGGTGGGACAGCAACCGATGCAGCTAAAAGATTCGCACTAATAAGTGCAGGAGCTGCTAAAGCTGGTGGAGAAGCATCGAAATCAGCACCGATGTTTGGAGGCCTTGCAGGAAAATTTGTAACAGCCGCTGGAGAAGCAGGCAGTCTGCACTTAGCGCTTACTCCGCTTGGCATTGGAATCGCAGCTGTAGCCGGTGCGGCAGCAATTGGTGTCGTTGCTTGGGAAGGCTTCGGCAAACAGATGGTTGAGTCGTCGGACCGCGCTTCACGATGGGGCTCTGATATTGGCAAAACGGCCGATACTGCGGCAACTGAAATGTCGCAATACCAAAGCAAAGTTGACGTTGCCATGTCTGGTGCATCCGGTTCTGTATCTAGCAACGCAAAGACTATTAATTCAGCATTCAGCGGTATGATTACATCTGCTCAAAAGGCAAGTAAGGCTCAGAAAAAAGCTGCTGATGATGTTGCCAAGGCTATTGGTGGTGAAGCTGCTGCTGCTCTTGAAGAAGAGGCCGGCAAAGAAGAAACCGCTCGTAACAAAGAGATTGCGAAGATGAAGTCATATGCTAAAGAAGCACATGACATTTTGAAAAATTCAGCTGACAACAACGTTGCTCTTAATGCAGAACAACGCGTTAAGATTGGCAATATTCAAGATGAAATGGCCGAAGCTCAGATTAAGACACTTGGATTAACGGCAAAACAGCAACGTCAAGTGCTTGCTGCTGAGCTAGGCGAAACCAGCAAGATGTCCGTAAAGCAATTGTCATCAATGGCAAAGTCTATTGGTGATGCTTCGTACCAAGAGATGTCGAGCTATGAGCAAAGGCTTAAAGCAATCAATGGTAATGCACAGCTTTCTGAAACTGAAAAGAATGTGGCTATTGAAGCCCTTGAACAAGAACACATTGCAACGATGGATAAGCTTGGTGGAGACTACATCAGAGTCGCTAAAGCACAAGGTAAGTCGCATTCTGAAATCATATCTGAGCTGACACAACAGTATGGCTTTACTGCTACGCAAGCGGCTGAAGCCTGGGATACGTACAACAGCAGAACTAAGGCCGCAGCAGATCAAACTAAAAAAGCCGTCAGCGTCTCATTAGATGGCTTATCTGGCTCTGTCAAAAAGGCTGCCGAAAGTTGGAACAACCTGAAACTGACAGATAAAAATGGCAAAGTCAAGACCAATGCCGTTGAAGAGGTTCAAAAGGCCGTTAAAAGTGGCAAGACTTGGAATGCTATTCAGCTTTTGTTACGAGAAGGCAAAATGACAACAAACGCTCAAGACATGGTCGCAAAAGCCCTAGCTGCTAACAAGCAGTGGGACGATTTGAAGTGGATTGAGAATGATCTGCATTTGTCTTCAAATGCTAAAGAGCAAGTTGCAAGCGCCATGATTGCTAACAATCAGTGGAATGTCTCTGACTGGAAGGAAGCTCAGATATGGGCAATTAACAAAACCAATAGTGCAACAATTGAAGCTCTTGCAAACGTAGGCAAATGGGATAGTTTGACGCCTAAGCAACAGCAATTAATTGCGCAAGCTAAGACGGGGGCGGCGCTACAGCAGACTCTTAAAGATTTGGGCGTTTGGAATGATGTATCGTCTAAAGTGCGGCGAGCAATTTTGAAGGCCATTGACGAGTCTACGCAACCCGCTGCACAAGCTAAGCGAGCTGTTGATTCATTCGTTGAGCAAACCAAAACATCTGTTTTGAAAACTATTTATGTTGAAGAACATGTCACGCAGGGGCGAGCTGGTGGCGGTTCAGCAAACATAGCAACACGAGCTAAAGGTGATTCTAATTTTGCCGGCGGCCTCGCAATGGTTAACGATCAAAAAGGTCCAACGTTCCGTGAAGCTATTTTTCATCCTAATGGTGGAATTGAGATTCCATTTGGTCGTAATGTGATTAAACCAATTGAAAAGCATGCTCAAATTGTCCCTGCCGGAATGACAGCTAGAATGTTTCCAAAATTGCCTCAATACGCCAATGGTAAAGACATTCCAGCAAATGCAACAGCACTTAGCCTAGCAAATCAAGTGACTCAATCATTGGTTGGCCAACAGCCAGTTAGTGTCAGCAATTCTTTAGATACAAAAAATCTTGAAAAGTTGCTTATGTCTATTCAGTCTATGATGTCGGCGCTGATGCAACGTGATACAACGATTGATATGGATGGACGTGCAGTTGCACAAGTTCAGTATCCTTATCTGTCAAAAATTACGAGTGTTCAGAACATGCTATCAAATAGAAGAAAGGGGTATACGAATTGAAGAAAGAAATTGCAGTTAAGTATGGAGATCTTGATTTATCACCGTACTTTATTGTTTCTAACGTGACGATGCCCTTTCTATACAAAGACAATCAGTATACTCAAATAGGCCGATCAGATGGTGAAAGTCTGATTTATTCTCGTAATGCTAAAACAAAAATCACTATCCAAGGAACCATCTTGACTCAGGAAACAAACCTTACTGTGGCTGAAACTAAAGATGAATTAATTAATGCCTTAAAATCAGACACTATTCAGCAGCTAACGTTGTCAAACTATCCGGGAAGATATTTCAACGCTATTTTCGATGGAACTCAGGACTTTGACGGTACTTTTGACTACATTGCCACGGTAGAACTAGTATTCACAGTCCCCGATGGCATTGCGCACTCGGTAGCCACGCAGACGGCTGACAATATGCCATACAAGGACGTGCCAGTAAACATGCTGACAGATTCTGGCTTTGAATCAGGTAAAACACCATCAGGGATTGTTTGGGGGACAAGCGGTGACGATAGCAGAATTGCTAAAGTTGTATCAGCAACTCCTACATTTCCAACGCCATTTGGAAACTATATGCTTCGGATTGAGAACCAAAGTAGTGATTCATCTATCAGCTCTGATCAATACATCGTTTTTCCACTAGCAAATCCAGTTATGATCAAAGCTGGGGAAACATGGACCTATAGTTACAAATATGCGACCGCTGGTTCGGCAGTTGGACAAGCGTCAGACTATTTGACAACGAGCGATTTATCCCCAATTTTTGGCCTGTCGATGGGTCATGAATCGCGAGAAACTTCGGGAGTCCAAACAACTTGGCATGGTTTTGCAAAAACGTGGACAGCGGATAAAGATGTAATTGTAACCCATTCGCGTTTTGGATTTGTTAAAGCATATGCTGGTGGCGGTTGGATATGTATTGACAATATTAAATTAGAGAAAAACACCACAGCTTCTCCATGGTCGCCTAACCCAGCGGATCCTGAATACTATACCAACACCATCACGGTACACAATGGCGGGACGTATCCTGTTGAGCCAGTTATTACGGCAACTATGCATGCTGATAACGGCTTGATTGCCCTCATTAATGGCCAAGGTGGTGTTTTACAGTTTGGCAATCCAGAAGAAGCCGATGGCGTTGAGCGAAAACGATCAGAGGTTGCTCGATATGAAGGCTTCGATAAAGAGCCAGCTGGTGCGGCTTATAACACTGGCAAAACTAACAGCCATTACTACTATATCAAGGCTCAAAAAAATGTCATGGAAGGTTCAGTCAAGTATGCGGATGACGATGGTTCCGCAGTTGAGCCAGTCTTCTTGCCAACCAATTCATATTATTGGGAAGGACCTTCCCTGCATCTTAAGACAACAAATGCATCTAATGGCAGCAATACTGGGAGCTTCATAGCCAAATGGCGCTACAAGTTCAATTCTAGTGTTAATGCCTTAGGCGCCATTGAAATGACGCTTGATAATGATACGGGTGTGGCCTATGAGGTGATTATCAGGTCAAACTATGCCGGCAAAGATGATGTTGATGTCCAAGTGTTTGCGGGATCGACATTAGTTTTCCAACAGACACTTAACCGCAGGGTTTTCAGCAACGGCCGCTATTATGAGGCCAAGTTGACCAAGCTTGGTAATACGCTCAATATGCAACTTGCTGGTATTGTTCAAGGCGGTATTAAGCCAGCTGAAGTCATTACCAGAAATCCGCCATTGGTAATGCCACCTATCACTTTAACGTCAGCTCAAGCGTCAATCCCGATCACAGGGACCACGCTTTGGTTTCAACGATTTAAAAACTATCCATATCCCGATATGGGCGTTTATGACATGGATATTGAATGGCTCAACGTTGATTACTGGACTGATTTGAAGAACCGCTTTGGTGCCGGTGACGTTGTGACGATTGAT